CCCCGCCTCACCTCGCCCGGCCTAACCTGCCGTGCCACACCATGCTGTGCCGTGCCGTGACGTGCCATACCTGCCAAACCACACCTTGCGGTGACATGCCGATCCGCGCCATACCTGCCCGACCATACGATGCAGAACCGCACCAGGCCAGACCTCACCTAACCTGCATTGCCGTACCAAGCCAAGCCGTGCCACACCTTACCTGCCGAACCCAGCCATAACAGACCCTGCCTCGCCTTACCTGCCGTACCTTTGAGACCGTCCGGGCGGCAGGTGCACCTCCCCCAGGCCCCTGGGATCATGAGTGCCCTTACCCGGCCGTGACCCTCAACAATGGGGACCGGAAACCGCCCGGACGGTGGCCTGATCAGACGAAACCTAGCTGACCTTGGTGAAGGTCCAGGTTACGTCCACGTCGTAGTAGGTGCTGGCCGGAACAGTGATTTCAGCGGCGACACCGTTCGCTGGGTACGCCTGGGTACTGCCGCAGTCCAGGGTTCCGCCGATACCGAGCGTGACCGCTGTGGCGGTGGTCCCGACTGGATCTGATGATCCGTTGTTGTCCGCGCCGTCTGCGTACTCGCAGTAGGCCATGGCCCCGTCAGCAAGCTGCTTGTGCAGGATGATGCGCGGGTAAGCCTGGTAGCCGGTGGCGGTGGCGTATGCCTTAGCGCTGACTTGGCATTCGGTGGTCTTGCAGGTGAACCGGAATGATCCGCCAGTGGTGTCGCCGGCTGGCGAGCCGAGTGTGGTGCTGAGTGTTTCCCAGACTGCGGGGCCGGTTCCACGGTCTACGAGTACCTGGCCGATGCCGTAGGGGAGCGCCTGGGCGTTGGTGCCGGCTGCGCCGGTGTCACCCTTCGGGCCCTGGATTCCCTGGGGTCCTGCGGGTCCCTGGGGGCCTTGGCCGCCGGCCTTACTGCCGGTGTTGAGCTGGACGAGGTTCATGCCGACGGGGCATGATTGGCTGTGCTCAGTGAGTGCGGTTTTGAGGGTTCTTGTTGAATTCTCACATGAGTAGAGGGTCTGGACGGTGCGCGGGCTATTGGCAGCAGCGTATGCGGCTGTTCCTGCCCCGGCGAGTGCCGTGACGATTGCGGTGCCGGCAATGATGCCGACGACTTTCTTACTTGCCTTCACTGGTTGCTCCTATTTACAGCGGGTAGATTCCGTCTTGCTCGAAAGGCTCGACTTCGTATCCGGTTACCGGGAATTGCCTGCGGTCAACGAATGGAACTCCGCCGCTGGTGCCTTTCTTGGCGAAGCCGAGTTCTTCCCGCAATGCCAGCTTGACCAGCTGGTATCGCTCTTCCCAGTAGTTCCGGTTATACCGGGCGATCTGGAGCATTTCTGCGAGTTCCGGCCCGAGTTCCACGGACTGGGTTTTCGGCTTCGGGTACAGGGCCTTCAGCCTGTCTGTTTCCTGCTCTACGAATCGTTCCAAGGTTGTTCCTGGGGGAAGCGTGACGGCGAGGAGCCTGGACGGTACGTCCTGGTTGATGACGGAACGCTGAGTGACGGTAACTGCCATGGCTTATCCCTCCAGGATGCCTTTTGAGGCGAGGAACTCGGCTGCGAGGGTGATGTGCTTGCGGGTGATGGGACGGTACTGGCCGCCGCCGTTGGTGCGGGGTTCCCAGATGGGCGGCTGGTCTTCGACGCCTGGTGAGTAGCCGGCGCGTGAGCCGTCACTGAAGTAGACGTAGCCGAATGACTGGGGTCCTGGTTCGGGTTGCCCGCTGCGGTCGTCCCAGTCTTGGATTTCCAGTTTCATGTTCATCCTTTCTACTCCCCGAATCATACACCCGAGTCGGGGATTTTGTCAACACTCTCTTTGAGGAGGAGCGCATGTCCCTGCACGCCCGCAGTGACCTGATGAGCGTCGCTGTGCCGGTTGCGTCCGGAGGGTGCGGCACCACGCACACCCGACCCGTCCGCAACGGTGCACCCGCTAAAGTCTGGCGGCTGGACTGCCAGCCTTGTGAAACGTATTTGAAAGGCGGCGGACGCACCCGCCTCCAGTACACACCTGGCGACAAAGAAGTTGGCCTTCTGCCGACACAAGAAAGAGTCGCGGACACTGATCCCTGCTGGTCCGCAACTGAGGAATCCATTCCTGAAACGCCGGATGAGCGTGTGCACTTGCGCAGACGCAAGCAGCTCGGAAATGAAGAGCTGGAATGGATTAAGGCTCTCGCGGCAGCCAGGGCGGCGGGAATTGATATCCCGGCGAATGCAATGTGGCTGCTGGAGCAGAATTTTGATCCTCGTGTGCTGAAAGGCACCACTGAGTGCCCGTCCGGGCATGAGAACGCTGCAGGCAGTAAATACTGCTCTGAATGCAGCAAGCCGATGGGCGGACGGGAAGCAGCCGCTGAGCTGCCCGCTGCGGAGCCGGTGAAGTTGAGCCTGGCGGAGCTGAAGCGGCGGTGCAAGGAGCGGGGTTTGCCGGATTACGGGACAAAAGCGCAGATGATGGCGCGTTTGGGTATCGCATAGGGGGAGCTTTTGTCGAGAGCTGCAGGGTTGTGCCGCAGGTGCGGAGGACCGAAAAGGGGCAGGTCAGCGCGGATTTCCGCACCTATTGCGCAGTGCGCTCGCTGCGGTGACGATGTTTGCGCGAAACATTCGAAATGGGTGGATGGGGCGTATTATTGTTCTAAATGCCTCCGCGCTGCTAATGAACGCGGAGGCATTTAGAACCTGCCTTACCTGACAGCACCCGACCTCGCCCAACCTTATCGAACCCAGCCATGCCAAACCTGCCGTACCTACTGGTCGGGTAGCGTTGACTTTATCACAGGAGCCGATGTGACTACGCCGTTGCCGCTGATCCAGATCCCGTATGTCACTCCTGAGATCCTTCAGAACGCACCTACCGGAATTGACTTCTCGACTATCCCGGCTACTCCGACGTTTGATCCTGCTGCGAATGCGTCTGAGCTGTGGAATCTGTGCCAGCGGGCGACGGCAATGGCCGATCAATATTGCAATCAGACTTTGCGGGCGACACTGGATACTGAGGTTCTGCACGGGCCTGATTACCGGGTGACGGTGGGACCTGCTGCGGGGGGTGGTACTGCTACTCCGTACTGGGGGACTGCGGGGTCGAATACGCGGTGCATTATGGCGCGGTGGCCGATCCTGGGTGTGACGAAGGTGCAGGTGTCTGCGAATGCGTCGTGGCCGAGGAACTGGGTGACGCTCCCGGCCGGGTTCGCGGAGCCGGAGTACCCGCCTTTCGGGTTGTATAACAGTGTTGCGCCGGCGAGTGATGCGAACGGGTCTCAGGCGATCCTGATCGCTCCGGGGTATGTGGACAGGTGCCTGGGCAGGAACGGGTACATTCTTCAGATTTCTTATATTAACGGGTGGCCGCATTCGGAGATTTCCGTTACTGCGAGTGCTGGGGCGTCCACGATCACGGTGAATGACACGACCGGGTGGGCGGTGTCTAACTATCAGACGACCATTACGGGTGCGACTGGTGTTATCAAGGATGCGGGCCGGCAGGAGTCTGTTCATATTACGGCGTCGTCTACGACTTCCGGCCCGGGGACGCTGACTCTCGCTTCGCCGACGGTTTACCCGCATCAGGCGGGGACGCTGATCACGACTATTCCTGCGGCTGTTGAGCAGGCGGCGATTTTGTTTTGCTGTGCTCAGGCGCTGGTGCGCGGGGCTACGTCCACGACGATTCATTCGATCGGGGGGCATTCGGCGAGTTCGGATCAGGATATTTCCACGTTGAATGCTGAAGCTGAGCTGCTTTTGCATCCGTACAGAAGGACGATCTGATGTCTTGCGGGCGGGCTCCTACCCGGCGCATTGTGCATGTGAAGCAGAAGACGCCAGTGAAGGGCAAGGCGAAGAAGAAGGCTGTGGTGCATAAGCTGGTGCATCAGCCTGCGCCGAAGGTGAAAGCGAAGAAGAAGATCAACAAGCTGGTGCACAAGCCGGTGAAGAGGAAGACGAAGAAGCAGCTGATACATCATCTGAAGCACAAGGTGGTCTGTCAGAAGAAGACCCGGCATGCGGTGTCGACCAGCGTCAACAAGAAGAAGAAGGTTGCGTACAAGCCGTCGGGGCGGATCATGAAGGCAGCTCATGCGCAGAAGGCCGGGCGGGCGCAGAAGGCTCAGACGGCTTGGCGGGCACGGTAAATGCGGTCTGTTTAGTGGTGGCGTATAATCACGGCTGGGTGACTATTGCCCGGGGGAGGCTGGGATAAGTGCCGATTGTGTCGGTCCAGTCTTACCTGCTGCAGCTGCTGGACGGGTTGCAGATGCCGTACGGGCAGCCAGCGGCGAACGCGTTCGTGACTCCCCCTGACCCCCGGGTGCAGGCGAGGATTCCGGCGATTTACATCTGGCCTGCGCCGTCGGAGGAGAACAGGTCGGACCGTCTGGGGGGGACGGTGCCCCGTAATACGGGGAAGGGCACCGCGTCGGGCACTAAAGGGCTGATGCATAACATGGACATCTACCTGACGTGGATGTCGATTAACAATGCGCAGCAGTCTGACCCGATTTTCCCTGGGATGATTGATGCCATCCTGGCGGCGCTGCGGTACAGTCAGCCGAACCCGGCGTATGTGACTGACCCGAACCTGAATATTACCTCCACGATTTATAACGTGGGGGAGGAGATGCGGTGGACGCCGGGTATTGAGGCGCTGGAGGATGAGCGCTGGATACGGTATGACTGCCTGATTTCTTTGCCGGTCTGGGAAATCATCAACGCGTAGGAGGATGGTTATGGCTACTGTTTTCAACGGTCATGTGACCATGACCTACATGGATTACATTGACACGGCTACGGGTAAGACACTGGTTTGCGTGCCGGGGCAGAGTTACAACTTTGTTCCGAATAACGGGCATGCGGTTGCGCGGCCTGCGGTGCCGACTGACGGCCGGTTCTCGGCAGGTACCGGCCGTGAAGTGAAGGCCCCGGTTGAGATTCCGGCGGAGGACGCCGGGAAGAAGAACAGTCAGCCTGACGAGGGCTGACGTTTACGTTTTAGCAGAGGAGCTGTGTGGCCCTTGGCGGTCCCAACATCTATCCTGGCGTCCTCACCTGGCTGGGTGTTGCGCGGGAACTGACCGGCGGCGTCCCGGTTCTTCCTGTTATCACTCATCCGCTGGAGCAGGGCTCGTTTGAGCCTGAGGACACGCCTAAATTCCTTCAGGACAAGTCGATCCGTGGCGCGATGACTGACCTGTTCTACGAGACGCTCGGTGTTGAGTCGGCGACGTTCTCGTTCGGCGGCCCGAACTTCCTGGACAGCCACGGGTACTTCTTCGACAACGTGTTCGGGGACCTGTCCACGATCGGCAGCACCCCTACGAATGCGGCTACCATGTCGGCGTCGACTGCGCCGATCGGGAACACGCTGATGACGCTGGCGTCTGCGCCTCCGACGCAGTACACGGCAGGTGCGGTTATCCAGATCGGCACGGGTGCCAGCGCTGAAGTGGTGATTATCTCTTCGACGGCTGCATCGAATGTTGTCGGTTTCACTAACAACCCGCTGCGGTTCGCGCATGCTGCCGCGACTGTCAATACTGTTACTTCCCCGTATACGCATAAGTTCGCGGCACTGAACTCACAGCTCGGGTATGGCGGCGCTTTCGGTGCTCAGCCGCCGACGCATACGTTCACTGACGTCACTAACATTGTCAGCACGTTCACGAACGCAACATACGGTACTGCGGCGACTAACCCGTTCGGTGCAAGGTACTACCCGTTCTCGGTTCTGAAGCAGCTTGACTTCTCCGGGAATGCGGAGCAGTTGTTGGGCATCAAGATGTCGGGTGACTCGTTCCTGTCGCAGCCATGGCCTTCTGCTTCCGCCCCTACGAACATAACGACTAATAGCCGGCCGATTCCTAACTGGAACAGCACTGTTTCAACTATCGGTCCTGGCGGCAACCAGGTTATGACGGATGTCGGCGAGTTCAGTGTTTCGTTCAAGCGGCAGACGCAGGTTTACTGGACTGTCCAGGGTACTCAGACGCCGCTGGTTATCGCCCGTGGTCCTTTGAATGTGGACGGCACGATTCAGTATGACCCGACCATCAATGAGTGGCCGCTGGACTACATGCTGCTGAATGCGCAGGCTCCGATGACCATTGTTGTGACGAACTCGGGTATCCCGAACTCGGGTACTCCGTTTACTTTGACGTTCACTATGTCGCAGCTTGCGAATGTTAAGGCGAAGCCGATGCGTTCCAAGGCGCTGTTCGGTTATGCGAACAGCTTTGAGGGCATCGCGAACTCTACGGATGTCGGGGGTTCCGGGGGGCTCGGGCCGGGCACGATCACGCTTGTGAATGCCACGCCTACCTACTAACAGGTCAACCCCCCGGCTATTGCTGGGGGGTTGATTCATGTCTAATACGAGGAAAGCGAAGGGACTGCGAATGGCACGTGTTGAGCTGCCAAGTGGCGGATGGGTTGAGTACCGGGATCAGCTGAAGGCCAGTGACCGTTTCCATGTGCAGGATGCGGTGATGCTGGAATTCCGCAGTGAGGGGAACCGGGCTTCTCTCGGGATGATCAATGATCAGCGGAATGCGCTGCTGGGCCGGATCATTGAGAAGTGGTCGTTCCAGGTGCCGGTGCCGAAGGACAACAGCTTCCAGGCAGCAGACGTGATCCTGGGGGAGCTGCTTGACCTGGATGATTACCAGGCGCTGGTTGACGCGGTTCAGCCGCTGATGGACAAGATCTCAGGTACGTCTGTGAAGGGCGACCCAAAAAAGCAGTAGGCCAGCTGGCGCAGGTTTTCAGTTACCGGATGCGGGGAGGGCGTCCGGAGTTCCAGCCGGCTTACCCGGAGGGTTTCCCTCAGAAGATGCTTGTGTATAACTGGTATGCACGGGCACGGAACTGGCATCCCCGTCAGGTGGATGAGCTGCACCTGGATGAGATGGAGTGGCTTCCTATCATTGAGGAAGCTGTGCAAGCTGCACTTGAGCAGGATCGCGATTAGGAAGTGAGCGGCGAATGGCTCGTATTCTCTGGCATTCTTGCAGCCCGTGGGCTCCGTCGGGGTACGGTACTCAGACGGCGATATGGACGACGAAGCTGAAAGAGATGGGGCATGAGGTATCGATTTCCTCGTACTGGGGGATTCAGGGGGGTGCTACCCAGTGGAACGGGATTCCGGTGTACCCGGGGTTCGGGAATGCGTACTGTTCTACGTCTCTGGGGCAGCATGCGCTGATGGTGAAGCCGGATCTCATCATCACTTTGGGTGATGTGTGGGTGATGGACCCGAATATTCTGCGGGAGCTGCCGATTGCGCACTGGCTGCCGTCGGATTGCAGGCCGATGTCGCTGGCTGACCGGATGGTGGTGGATGCTTCGGGGGCTCAGCTGATCGCGATGAGCCAGTTCGGGCAGCGTAATTTCCGGCAGGCGGGTTATGACTCGGTGTATGTTCCGCATGCGATTGACACGACGGTGTTCCGGTGGCTGCCGGACCGGGACAAGCTGCGTGAGTCATGCGGTATTGATGATGATCAGTTCGTGATCGGTATCAATGGTGCGAATAATGATGCGATCCGTAAGGCTCTCCCGGAGCAGATGCTGGCTTTTGCGAAGTTCGCGAGGAATCATCCTGATGCGATCATGACTCTTCATTCTGGGGTGCATCAGGATGGGGGGCAGGATCTTGAGGCGCTCGCGGAGAACATCGGCATCCTGGATAAGGTGCGGGTTGTCGATCAGTACAGGTATACGGCGGGGCAGATCAGCCAGCAGGATCTGAATGAGTGGTACAACGTTATCGATGTGCTTTCCGCTGCGTCCTATGGTGAGGGTTTCGGGTTGCCGATCATGGAGGCGCAGGCGGCTGGCTGCCCGGTTATCACTACCCGCTGCTCTTCGATGGAGGAGCTGAATCCGCTGGGGATTCAGGTGGACGGGGAACCGTTCTGGAACGGGGTGCATAAGGGCTGGTGGACTCGTCCGGCTGTGCCGGGGCTGGTGCAGGCGTATGAGGATGCGTATGCTGCGCGGGCGGATGTGAAGCCGGGGAAGCTGCGGCAGTTCGCCCGTGAATATGATGTGGATAAGGTGGCTGTGGAGCATATGGGGCCAGCTGTGGAGGAGCTTCTGTCCCGGATGTCGCGTCGCTGACAAGAGTTTTTAATAGGCGGGGAGGGTATGCATGGATACTGCATCCCTCCCCGCCTATTTGCGTGCACTGAAAGATGCTGCTGCGGGTGGTGCGGCTCCGGCGGCGAATGCGATGGCGGGTGCTTTCCAGGATCGTGTGGTTAGTGTCACTTTGCGGCAGACGGTTCACCCTCCGGGTCTGTTCTGGAAGGCGATGGCGGGCCGGCCGCCTGCGTATGCGTCGGGGGAGCTGGCCCGGTCCGTGCGGATGACGCCGGCTAAAGGTTCGGTGCTGGCGACAGCGTATGTGGGGGCGTATGCGAGGTACGCGGCGATGCAGGAGTTCGGCGGGTTCGCGCGGGCGAGGACAAGCGCGTACATGCACTGGGTGAACAGCCGGGGTTCGTGGTGGATGAAGCAGGTTTACGTTCCGGCGCACCCGTATTTTGAGCCGACGGTGGTGCAGATGATCCAGGACGGGTCGCTTTCCCGGGCGGCTGCTGATGCGTTTTACCGTGAGATCCGTGGTTTTTTCACTGCGTGAGGAGGTGTTGGTGCGCCTGATCTGCCCCCGGTTAGCGAGTCATTTGATGCTGATGCGTCTGGTTTTCTTTCTGCTTTGCAGGAGATGATTGACCAGGCTGATCGTCTCGCTTCGGCGATCCGGGAAGACATTGACAGGATCGCTGAGCTGCGCACCGCGATCAACTCTCTTCCTGACACCAAGGTCGTCAATGTTATTTACCGGATTACGACTGAGGGTAACGCCCCGGACGTCGCTTCGGTGCAGCAGGTTGTGGAAACGGTGACGACCGCCGGCGGGGGCTCTGACGCAGCTGATGAGATTATCCGGATCAGTCGTGCGCTTCACGCTGAGGCGGAAGCTGCGCGGGATGCAGCTGCGGCGCAGACGGAACTGCGTACTGCAACTGCGGGGCAGATCAGGGATGCGAACCGGGTCGCTGAGGCTATCTACGCGATGGGCCTGGAGCTGGAAGACATTGCCCGTGCGGAGGCAGATGCGGGCAGGCAGGCAGGGGTGTACGCCTCGCAGCTGCGAGAAGAAGAAGCTGCGATGGCGGAGATCGATGACGTCATCGCCAGGATGGGCGAGTCTGAACTGGCCATGGCTGCCCGTACCCGTGCGGCGGGGGAAACCCTGGAGTGGCAGAAAGGCGTCCTCAAGGACATGCCCGGCGTTGTCGGGGAAGTGAAGCGGGCGTCGGACGGCGGCGGTCTCGCGATGCTTGCCCTGGCCACAGCGGCAAAGCAGGCTGGCAGTTCCATAGGCGCGATGGTCATCCCGACGGGAGCTGCCGCGTTCGGGATGGGCGGCGCGGCGGTCATCTTCGGGTTGTCCGCGCAGGCGCTGCACTTGATCGTAATGGGCGTGTTCGAGTTCCTGGCCGTGTTCATCCCTGCCATGTACGCAGCCGGGGCCGCAGCGGCGGTGCTTTACCAGGGGCTTGCGGAGAAAGTTGTCCCGCAGATCGTCGCCGTGAAGACGGCCACTGAGGCGATGGGCGGCATTTTCGGGAAGACGGCCGGTGATGTGCTGGGGTTGGGGCATTCGCTTCAGCTTGCGCAGAACATGGCGAACCCGGGTGCGTACGAGCTGCTCGGCGAGGCGATCCTCGGTGCTAACGCGGCGATGGGGAAGCTGAACTCCCAGGGGCTTTCCCCGTTCGCTCAGCTGGGCCTGGATGTTACGCACATGCTGGACCAGTTCGGCGCGAAGGTTGTTGTTGAGCTGTCCAGCAACATGGGTGCGCTGAACAGCCTGCTGGCGAATTCAATGACGGACCTGCGTGAGTTCGGGCAGATCTTCGGGAACCTGGGGCATGCGATCCTTAACTTCGCGGCGGCGATGCCGGGTGCTGCGGAGATCGTGCTGCGGCTGATCGACATGTTCACCCAGCTGATCAAGTGGGTGTCCCAGCTGCCCCCGGCGCTGATTTACGTGATCATGGTGATTGAGGAGCTGTACCGCTGGTCCGGGGTGCTCGCGGGGATCTTCTCAATGATCGGACGGGCTATTGCCCTGGTCGGGACGCTGGGCATCCCGGTGTTCGCGAAGATCGGGATGAACTTCGGGATGATGGTCGCGAACATCATCACCGGCGTTGGCAGCGCGATCATCAACTTCGTCGCGATGGGCGAGAAGATCGGCGTGCTGGGTGCCAAGACGGATGCGGCGGCCACGAAGATGGTCGGTGCGCTGGGTGCGGCAGCTGACTTCATGTCCGGCCCGTGGGGTGCTGCGATTGCTCTGGGCGTGCTGGGCCTGACAGCTCTCGCTATCTGGATGATGCACACTAAGAACGCCACTGACCAGCTGGTCAGCAGCATTAACAGTGCGGTCACCGCCGCGACCAACCTGACGGTGATGAACCGTATCTCCCAGGGCATGGCGGAAACATCGAACGCGCTCGCGGGTGCCCAGCGGAACCTGAGCACCGCCACGAGGAGCGTTTCGACTGAAATGCTGACCGGCACAGCCCGCATGGCACTCCACACTTCGGCAGTCAACCAGGCTCGCGGCGCTGTGGAGGAACTGACGAACGAGCAGCAGAAGCTCGCTACCCAGAACTTCACTGTCATCCAGGGTGCTGACGCCATCGCGAAGACGTACCACGTGACGTACGCGAATGCGCTGGCACTGGCGGACATGGCCGGGGTGAAGCTGGTCAACGGGTTCGTCGGCCAGTCGAAGGCGGCGCAGCAAGCGCAGCTCCAGATTCAGGCGCTGCTCCTCGGCTACCAGAAGATGGACCTGACCGGCGGTGCGCTGAACAACACGATCAACGCGCTCAATGTGCAGGCTGGCATTCAGGCTTCCCAGGTGGGGAAGGTGAACAGCGCCTGGGATTACTTCATCGGCCTGTCCACCAGCCTCACCGGCGCTTACTCGCAGCTGCTGCTGGACTTCCAGCAGCTCGGCAACATCGCGCCGACCGTCGGCGGGAAGATCGCGGCGTTCTCCACGACAGCGCAGGGCACTCAGCTGACTGTCAGCCAGATCGCGCAGGCGCTGACGAAGTTCAGCGGGTCGTCCGCGCAGATCTGGCAGTCATTCAACCAGTCTGTCACCCAGGCGAACACGCTGCTTGACAATTTCCGTGTCGCATCGGTGGCGGGGGTGCTGTCGCAGAAGCAGTACACGGAGGCGGTCGCGACGGTGGTCGCGGAGCTGCTGCCGTACGCGTCGAAGTCGAAGGCGGCGCTGGCGGAGGTGTCCGCGCTGGCGCAGGAGGCAGGCGGGCCTGCTGTCGGCGGGTTCCAGGCGCTGAAAGACTGGGTGGACAAGAACGCCACGTCATCGGACAAGTTCTCCGGGATGATCGACTCGCTCACCCAGAAACTGTCGAACGTGACGCAGGTGGCACGGACGTTCGCGTCCACGCTCCAGACGGATGTGCTGAACGCCATCGCGCAGGCGGGGATATCCACGTCGAACATCACGGGCCTGACGCAGAACTACACGAATGCGCTGTCCCAGTACGGAGCGAAGGCACCGCAGACGCAGAGCGCCCAGGATGCGCTGACCAAGGCGCTGGAGCATTACGGGTTCAAGGCTGTTGAGGTCAAGCAGATTGAGCAGGAACTGACCGGCGCGTTCAGCCAGACTGAGCCTCCGGTGCACCACTTGAGCAACAATTTCGATGACGCGAAGGGGAAGACGGAGCATCTCGCCGCGCAGATCTGGAACAACCTGATTCCCGCACTGTCGCATGTGCCGAAGAACGTGAACACGAACATCACCGCGCATGCCAGCGGTTCGGGCGGTGTCGTCGCGACGATCGCGGGACTGGCGATCCCTGCGGGGCAGAAGAACGCGCTGCTGCACTTCGCGGGAATGGCGAGAGGCGGCCGGATTCCCGGCTTCGGAGGCGGGGACTCAGTGCCGGCGCTGCTGGAACCCGGGGAGACAGTGGTGCCGAAGCACCTGACGAACATGGTCGCGCCGCTGATGCGCAGCAAGGGCGTTCCGGGGTTCGCTGCGGGCGGGTTCGTGGGTCCTGCGGGACCGGAGGAATTCACCGCGTACAACGCATCTAATTTCGTTTCACAAGCGATGGCCGCTGAGATGAAGTCAGTGGTTTCCTTCTTCAAGAACCAGGTGTCCCAGGCGCAGGCGGTAGCGAACGGGATTTCAGTTCCGGGGCATCCGTCAGGGTCAGTGATGGCATGGATGGCTAAGGCAATGTCGCTGACGGGTGTCCCGCAGTCCTGGCTGCCTGACCTGCTGACCATTGCTTTCTATGAGTCAGGGCAGAACCCGAACGCGATTAACCTGTCCGACTCTAATGCTGCTGCCGGAGATCCGTCTCGCGGGATCATGCAGGTCATCATGAGCACGTTCCTGGGGAATCACCAGGCGGGGACCAGTTTCAATATTTACGATCCGGTTGCGAACATCGCTGCGGCTATCCGGTATATCGAGGCGCGGTACGGGACGGTGTTCAACGTTCCCGGCATCCTGAGCCTTGACAGGGGCGGGAAGTACATCGGCTATGACAGCGGCGGTTACCTGATGCCAGGGCTGACGCTTGCCTATAACGGCACCGGGAAACCGGAAATGGTCACTCCTCCGGGTGCCGGGGGCAATGGCGGTGTTGAGGTGCACCTGCATGGTGACCTTGCCATGGACAACCTGTGGGACCGCCTGCAGGTGCAGACCGTTCGTTATAACTTGCGCAACAGCGGGCGTGTTAACGGCGGCTGGAGCCCGCTTTAAGGAGAGAGAATGACTTCGCATATTTACGATACCGGGATCACGACTGCGCTGAATGCTTACGGGGCGCTGATGAATTCAGGGTTCCTGAAGGTTTACACGGGTGCGCAGCCTGCTGTGGACGCAGGGGTGACGGGGACGCTGCTGGCGTCCCTGTCGATGAGCGCTACCGCTTTCCAGACTGCGGGTGCAGCCGGGTCAGGCGGGTCGATGACAGCGAACACGATCACTGCGGCGACCGCAGGCGCGACCGGCACCGCCGGCTATTTCGCGTTGTTCAAGTCGGATAACGCGACAGTGGTTTCCACGGGTGCATGCGCTACGTCCGCTGCTGAGCTGAACTTCAACACGACATCAATTTCCGCTGGCGACACCGTTTCGGTTTCCTCTTTCGTCGTGACCCAGGCTCAGCCGTAATCTTTAGGATCGCGTAATGGCGAATAACGTCACTGTCAACTTCACGCAGAACGTCGCGACGACGGACCCGCTAGGGGCGGGTTTCGTGTGTTCAGAGTTCCTTAACAACGGCGGAATTGTCGCCATTGTCAGCGATAACACATGGAATGCGGCGCTGGCGGCGCTCGGGGTGGGGCACATTCGTTTCTCGCTGGCCTGGTACAACGGCAATCCGAGTTACGGTGCGGGCGGCAGCCCCGGACAGCAGGGCTCCGGGGGGAGCGCGGCCAGCGGGCTACTGAACGCGGTGAAGAACATGGGCGCGATCCCGCTGGTGTCATTCAACGGGAACACGGCGGACAATAACTTCCAGCCTGCTGACGGCGGGTCGCTTGTTCATTTTTTCAATGACAACGGCGGTCAGCATGGCGGGCGCATTCAGTACTGGTCGATCGGGAATGAGCCGGAGTTCAGCGGCGGCACCGGCATTTACCAGTCCGGCAGCGGTCAGGGATCAGCGTCGGCAACGCTCGCGGCGATGCACACGGCTGATCCGACGATCAACATCGGCATCCCGACTGCGGGACACTGGGATGCGCCGCTTTTGCAGTGGTCGGCAGGCGTAGCCAATATCGGCACGATGTCCTACCACGCGTACGACGGGGCGAACACTGACGACTCGACGGGTTCCGCGTACCCGACCGGGCGGCAGCTGTACAACCACATGAAGAATGACATGCCTAGTTACAAGGCTGGCATTCACTATGGCATTGAGGAATTCAACTGGCATTCGTCCTACAACAATGACAACACGTTTTACTCGGCTACTAACACGTGTTTCATCGCTGACAACATCGGGATGGCGCTGAGCGCCGGCGGGCACGCGACGATGTACTCGGACGCCAACGGCGCGCTCGGCATGATGAATGACGGTTCCAACCAGAACAACATGCCTGGCGGGAAGTACACGAAATTCCCGGCATACTGGGGTCTCGGCATCTGGTGCGGGATGAACGGCCAGTTCAAGAAGTACGGCGCGCATTTCGTGTCCGCTTCCACGACGCTGGCTTTCGGCACGCTGTCCGTTTACGCGTCGGACAGCAACAAGATCGTCATCGTCAACAAGTCCGGGTCCAGCCAGGCGCTCTCCATCGGCATCACGCTGACCGGCGGGGTCACCAGCGGCACGTACAACGTCTGGAAGACGCAGAACGCGGGTAACCCGCCCGGTGCCATCACGGAGGATGTGCACAACGCAGGGTTCTCCGGCGGGACGATTTCCTACACGGTCCCTGCGAACACTGCGGTCAGCATCGATGTGTTCCCGAACGGGCAGACCGGCAACACTGTCACCGTCACCAACCCGGGTTCCCAGTCGAGCACAGCCGGGTCGGCTATCGCGACGCTTCAGATCAACGCCACGGACTCCGCAGCAGGGCAGACCCTCACCTATTCTTCTAACGGCCTGCCCACCGGCCTGTCCATCAGCTCCACCACCGGGCAGATCACCGGCACCCCCACCACCCAGGGTGTTTACACTCCCACGATCACCGCGACGGACACCACCTCAGCTGCGGGGTCCACCTCGTTCACGTGGACGATCAACCCTGCCTCCGGCAACACTGTCACGGTAGCGAATCCCGGGTCGCAGACCGGGGTGGTGAGCACCGCCGCATCGTTGCAGATGACAGCGACGGACTCCGCTTCCGGGCAGACTTTCACCTGGACATCCTCCGGGCTGCCGACGTCTCTGTCGATCAACGCTTCCAGCGGCCTCATCTCCGGCACCCCGACTGTCGCGGGGACGTTCAACTGCACAGTGACAGCCACGGACGGGACTTCTGCTGCCGGCCGTGCGTCGTTCACGTGGGTGATCTCCCCGTCCGGGGGGCCGGGAACCACGACGCTGCTGTCAAACGACTTCAACGAGGGCACCAACGGCACCGGCATCACCACGGGCAACTCCGGCGGCGGTGTCGGGGAGAACGCGTTCGACTCGGTTACCACCACGAACAGCGCCACCGCCGTCTACTCGAATGTGGCAGCGATCCACTCGGGACTGTCCGGCGCGTTCACCACATCCGGCGTGGCCGGGGTGGCGATGGTTACCTGGGCGGCATCACTGGGGTCGCAGACGACGATTTACGGTCGCGTGTACGTGTACATGCAGGCGTACCCTGCTGCGGACGACAACATTGTCGAGTTCCGCAACTCGGGTACGTTCGGCGGCGGGGTGATGATCGCGACCAGCGGTCAGCTCCGCACGCAGAACGCATCGTCGGGTGAGGTCGGCGGCGGCCCGATCCTGCCGTTGAACCAGTGGACGCGGGTTGAGTTCAAGCTGGTGTGCGGCAGTGCGGGGGCAGCGTCGCTGAACCTGAACTACTACTCATCTGCGGACTCGGTGACGATCACCCAGTCAGTTATCGACACCGCAGGCGCGTTCGGGTCCGGCGGCAGCATCAACACGATCAACTACGGGCGCACCAGCAACCACGCGAGCCAGCCGGCGGTGTACCTCGGCGGCCTGAACGTGAACCTTCAGGGGTACCCGGGTCCTGCGTCAAGCGCAGCGTTCCTGGTGAACAACTGTGACATAACTCCCCCTGCCGGCGGGCAGACGGTGACTGTTGCCCTGTCAGGGACCGCTGTCACGAACGCGTTCGACGGGGTTACGACGATACAGGACCCGAACCCGAACGGGCTTATCTTCCCCGGGTACTTCTCGCAGTCGGCGCACGGCACGTCGATGATCGCGTTCACCACATTCAATGCGGGTCTCTGCAATGTGTTCTGGTCCACTCAGCTGGGCTACCAGACTGTGGTGTACGGGCGTGCTTACATCTTCATGACCGCATGGCCGACCTCAGATGACACTGTTGTCCAGTTCCTGAGCAACGGCGCGTTCGGCGGCGGGGTCATGATCACCGCTGCCGGGGCGCTGATGACGCAGAACACCTCAGGCGGCAGGAGCAGCGTCGGGGTGACGGTCCCGGTCGGCTCATGGTTCCGGGTTGAATGGCAGGTGGTCTGCGGGCCTACCGGCACCGCATCGCTGACCGTGAACTATTACCTGTCGATGGACTCCACCACGATCACGGCCACGTTCACTGACACCTCAGGCCCGTACGGGGTGGGTGCGGCGATCAGCCAGGTTTCGTTCGGGTGGAACACGGCGCTCGCCAACCAGCATGTTATGTACATGGATGACCTGGGCTTGTCCACGACCGGGTACATGGGTCCGGCGGGGCATCCGGTGACCGGCGCGCTGGTGCTGCAGACCCCCGCGTTTTCCACCAGCAACTCAGCTACCGACACGAACACGTTTTACTACAACACGTTCGAGGGCGGCACCAACACCACCACGATCACCACAGGGAACTCCGGGGGTGCTTCCGGGCGTGCGTTCGACGTGGCGACGGTGGCGAACGGGTCGCTGACGTTCTCCTCAACGCAGGCGGCGCACGGTTCCCTGGCGATGGCGGCGTCTACCACGGCAGGCAGCGGCACCGCTTTCGTCGGGTGGACCACGATTCCCGCGACGCTGACATCGTACGGGCGTGTTTACGTTTACCTGACGGGCTTGCCGGCGGTGGTGGACGCGAACGTTCAGCTGCGCGGCACCAGCGCATCTAATGCGGGGAACATCCAGATCGACACGGGCGGTCACCTGGTTCTCCAGAATCCCAGCTTCACGACGATCTTCACGTTCACCACGGCCCTGTCCACCAATACCTGGTACCGGATCGAGTGGTACCTGCTGGCAGGCACGGCAGGTAACGGGTCGTTCACCATCAGCTACTATGCGGGTGACAGTCTCAGCGTGATCGAGTCGCACACTGACGCGACAAGCGCCTGGGGTGGCACCGGCGGTGTCGCTGAGGTTGAGTTCGGGTGGACGCACAGCCACCCGTCCCAGCCGCTGATGTACATGGATGACATCGCACTGTCCCCGTCGAACTTCCTCGGCCCGGCCGGGAAGTCATCGTCAGGCAGCATGGGCATCCAGCCGTTCATGTTCAGTTCGAACGCTGCGGACCGGCTCACCTCGGAAACCGCCACCGGCACGTACGTGATGCAGCCGCTGGCACTGTCCGGGCGGGCCGCTACCGGGGCGCAGCCGTTCGTGTACAGTTTCGTGTCCGGGAACGTGATCAACGATTACGGGCTGGATGACGTCCCGTACACGATCAGCAGCACCGGCACGACAACGGGCCTGGTCGCGTTCATCGGCTGGAACGTGTCCCCGTTCTCCGCTGCCACCGCCCCTGGCAAGGCTCCTGCGGTGAACGTGTCGGACTCTGCGGGGAACTTGTGGCGGCAGATCGGGATCACCCCGGCGCAGGGGGTGTCCCGCAGCAGCATCTGGTTCTGCGACAATCCCCGTCAGGTGTCCTGGGTTTCGGTGGCGCTCACCGGGTGGGCTTACGCCACCTCGTACACCATCGCTGAAGTCCACAACCTGCCGGGCAGCTTCGGTACGCCGGTGATCGACTTCGTGCAGACCACGGTATCCACGGCGGGGGTTGCCGCCCTGACGATCCCTGCGGGGACAGCCACGACAAGCGACCTTGTGTTCGGGGTGCTTTCCACGGGCGGCGGCGGCGGTGCGCTGACGGTGCCGTCCGGCTGGTCGGGGATCGCGGCGGCGGGCGGGGCGCTGTCCGCGCAGGCCACCACCTATTCGATGTACATCCCGAACAATGCCGCCGGGGGTGTCCCGTTCGCTCCTACATGGGCGAACACAGTGCCGGCGTCGGGTCTTATCGTGGGCCTGAAGCTGACTGCGGCGGCACCGCTTCAGACGAACCCGAACTATCCCCTGGTCACGGTGGAGGCCGCGTTCGGGGCCACGCCGGGAGACTGGACGCAAAGCGTTGACTACACCTGGGACATCACAGGGCTGACGTGGACGGACATTTCCACGCGGGTCATCGGGGACAAGGGCCAGGGACGCATCAAGATCACCCGTGGCCGGCAGTACGAGATTTCCCAGGAGGAAACCGGGGAGCTGACCCTCACCCTGGACAATCATGACGGCGCGTTCACGTACGGCAATACTGCGAGCCCGTACTGGAGCAACGCGCTGAACCCGAACATGAGCTTCGGGCTGGGCACCACCGGGTGGACGGCGAACAACAACTCCGTCATGGCACCGTCAACCGCGTTCGCGCACAGCGGCACGACTTCCATGCAGGTGACCCCGGACGGGGTGACGAGCAACCCGTTCATCAGCTCGCAGCTGATCCGGCTGAACAGCGGGATCGTCACCGCCTCATTCTGGGTGTACATCCCGCTCGGGTGGAGCACAACACAGGTTTCCGTTGACTGGTACAACGCCAGCCAGGTTTTCATTTCCACGACTTCTGCCAGCAAGTCCGTCCCGGCCGGCGTGTGGACGCAGGTTACGCTGGTGAACACCCAGGCCCCGTCAACAGCTGTCTTCGCCCGGGTGGACGCCAAGCTGTCCGGCCTGCCTTCCGCTGCCACTGTCTTCTACGTAGATGAGTGCGCGATCCTGAACGGATCGAACCTGGTGTCAACTAACTGCGTTGTCCCGAACGTGCCGGTGCGGGTGACAGCCTGGTGGAACGGCACCCAGTACCCGGTCGCGTTCGGGTACGTGGAACGGTGGCCGCAGGAATGGCCGGACATGCCGCAGTGGGGATTCTCCACGCTGGTCGCCACGGACGCCTACGGGCCGCTGGCGAGCACCTCCCTGTCTTCCGCCGTGGAAGGGGACATCCGGAAAGATTCCCCGTACGCGTACTTCGCGACGGATGAGCAGTACAGTTTCACCACCCAGTCGCTGGACCCGATCAAGGCCCCGCTTGACGCTAACGGGCTGATCGCGGTGAACAAGGCTCCGGGCAACAACCGGGTCGGCGCGTACCGGGACGGCAGTGACCAGCCGGCGACGACAGGGCAGGCGCTGAACCTGCTGGGCGACAGTGACACGGTGATGGGTGCCTCAACGTACATTGCCCCGGAAACCAACACTAACGGTCCCGGCATGTTCTACTTCGATCCGAACATCCCGACGAACACAACCGGGATGACACTGGAGTTCTGGTTCACCTGGGGCGGTACGACACTGGCGTCTACCACGCTGCTGAACGCGTGGGCGGGACCGTCCAGTTTCTTCGCGGCTGCCCCGCAGATCGGCACGGTCGGCGGGGTGATCACCGTCGGGATCAACACCGGGTCGAACACAGCCAAGGCAACCGGCCTGTACGTTAACGGCACGGAGATCGGCGCGGCGCTCCACTTCAATCAGAACACGTTCGCACCGCAGCATTTCGTGCTGGTGTCCGGGCCGACTGGCCTGTACGCGCAGTCGCTGTCCTGTTACCTGAACGGGGTGGGGGTGGGGGTCAGCAACGGGATCGCGACGCACCCGCTGATCCGCGCGATCACCCTGGGACCCGCCCGGTTCTCCTATGACGTGTCTGACCTGTGCGTTTACAACGGTTTCAACTTCGCGGCCGGGCATCTTGCCATCTACCCGTATGAGCTGACCCCAGCGCAGATCAGCAACCATTTCGCGTCCGGGTTCTACGGGTCAGGGTACATTCCCGCGCCGGGCAGGTTCGCGCAGGTGCTCACATGGGGGCTGCTGGGCCTGAAGCGGGGCGGTACCGCCTGGTACGGCACTTACGGGACCGTTGAGAACACGTTCATGTCTGAGGCGTACTCCTATGAGGGCAGCACTGGCGCGGATGTCATGCAGCAGCTTACGCAGACGGAAGGCGGACGCTGTTTCACCCAGGCGAACGGCAGTCTTGTCTATGTCATCCGCTGGGCGCGGTACAACCAGCCGGTGGTTGCCACATTCGGGGACAACGGGACAACGGAACTGCCGCTCATGCAGGATTCCACGTTCTCCGTGGACAACTCGTTCATCTACAACACGGTGAACGCGACGCAGAACCGTGGCCCGGACCAGACATTTTTCTATCAGGTGGCAGACCATACCAGCCAGACGAATTACTTCAACAGGTCCGGGCTGGAAATCCAGTCGTTCGCGCTGACCCCGTTTGACGTCAATGACGTGGTGAACTGGTCGGTTGCGAAGTACCAGCAGCCGGTGCAGCGCAGTCAGGTGCTGTCCATTAACGTGGCTGCGGGGCAGGGCAAGTTCCCGACGCTGTTCCCGACAATTCTCGGGCTGGAACTGAACCAGACAGTCACGGTGAACCGCCGTCCGGTGGGCGGGGCAGTTCTCAGCGTGACAGGGGCAATCCAGGAAATCCAGCATGATATCGGCCCGTCACAGTGGACGACGAAGTACCAGATTTCCCCGGTTTACCCGGAAAACCAGGCGCTGATCGCGGATCAGTCGGGGCAGAACACGCCGGGCACTCAGTCCCTGAGCTGGTAAGGATAAAAGAATGCCATTGTCACCGTCTACCTGGCAGACTTTCTCGCCTATCACGGCGCACCAGCTGAACCAGGACATGTACACGTATGACGGTTCCTATTTCGCCGCTAACGGGGTGCTGTTCCACTCGAACCGGCCTCTGCTGGTCGAGACGTACACCACCGCGCAGGTGCTGGGCGCACCGAAAGGCGGGAAAACCACGATCCTCGGCGGCACCGTCGGCAGTGCCATTTCCGTGCTGGACAACGCAGCATTGTTCGGGGTGGGCGCAGATGCCCCGGCGGATGCAGCGAAATTCCGGTCAGCAGGCGCGGTCGCTCCCGGGTCAGCGGGCATCGCGGGGGTGCAGGGCGGCTGGAACCTGATTTTCAACTTCGTCCCGGTGTCACCGTTCTCGCAGACAACAGGGTCTGCGTTCGGCAGCGCCTGGTACCTGGGAACAACCGCGCAGCAGGACATCGGCCCTGTTCAGCCGGGTTCAGCGGTGTATGACAACTGCGGGTTCGCGGTGGACCTGGTGCTGCGCACCCCAGGTGACGGCGGCCTGACCGTGGGCGCATGGATGACGGACGGGACCGGGAGGAACGGCACCGTCAGGTCGAACGTGACCAGTACCTGCGGGGAAACACCGCGTGTGGGGGAAATCTGGTGCGGGGTCCTGTCCGGGAACAACCTGCTGATCAGGTCGGTGCCGTCGCCGATCACGTCGATCGGGGCGGCAACCCCGCTGTCTTCAGGGACACTGAACTCCTCCATCCAGCAGACTCTCGCGCTGCTGAACTACCCGCCGATGATGAGCATCCAGGCTCCGCTGGGCGGCATCCTCGGCACCGCGCTCACCACCCTGAACTGGTCCAGCAACACCCCGGTAATTGACAACTTCAGCGGGTTCAGCCAGAGCACGAACTATGTTGTGCCGCTAAGCGGACTGTACTTCTGCCATTGCACGACAGTGCTGGAACACGGCGGTGTCCCGGGGCAGTTCGCCACGGGATTCAAGGTGGGTGCGACGAACTATTTCGGCGGCTGGTACACCTACGGCACAGCGCAGAACCAGTATTACGGTGCGGCAGCCACGAAAATCCTGGACCTGAACGCAGGGGACACCATCACCACGTTCGTCCAGTCGTCCACCGGCGGGCAGATCCTGTCTGCGGTCAGTTCCTCGCACTGGAACATGGTGTGGATGGGCGCGATCACTTCCGGGGGCCTCACCTGGGTGCCCCCGGAGGTAACCGGCTTCCAGTTCCAGGCTGCGACCCCGCCCGGCACGGCAGCTACCCAGCTTGCCGGGATAATGAATACTAAAATTGCGAACGACCTGAACTTTCTCCTGAACCGCCCCTACCTGATGGTGCATCAGTCGACAGCACAGTCAAGCACGGTGAACCAGTTCGTGCCGGTCACGATGCAGGCAGTCGGGGGCCTGGTCCACGGGTCAACAGGAGACAATTACGGCGGCTGGTCAGCGGTGAACAACAAGTACACCGCGCAGGTAGCCGGCTGGTACCTGGCAGTGGAGGAAATCTCCGTCACCGCAGGGGCAGGCGCATCGGATCAGATCACAGCAGGGTTCTCCGTGCCGACGTCGGGAGGGTTCGCGTCGCCGGCGACAAGTCACGGGCAGCCGGACTGGTATCAGTCGCTGCCGCTCGTGTCGGGGGGCACCCAGCCGGCGGGCGCTACCGCGATCGGCTGCTATTACCTGAACCAGGGGGAGACGATCGCCCCGGCGATGATGTACCAGTCTCAGGCGCGCACCGCATGGACTACTGATGTCACCCACAATTTCAACAGCCATTTTGAGCTGCTGTGGCTGAGTAACTAGGAGTGTGTGACAACACCTTACGGGGCTTACCCGGCTTACGACCCGTATTCGCAGGCGTCGTCACTGCTCCCGTATTCCACGCAGGGCATGATTCCCGGGTATGCCATCGGTGCCTGGGGAATGACTGTCAACACTTCCCAGCTGAATTTCGCGTCGCAGACCAGCGGCGGCGGCATGTTCGGCTATTCAGGCAGCCCTTCTGCGGGGAACCTGTATTTCTCGCTGGCCGCTGCGGACGGCACCGACCAGTTCGGGAACACGTACGGGGCCGGGCTGAACGTGGCGGGCGGCACGCTGGCCACGGTGTCGCTGATCGGCGCGATCATGGACGCCACCACGCTGATGCAGGGCAGCACCCTGGCGAACGGGAGCGTGCTGACCCCGGTGATCAGCGGCGGCACCGCAGTGTCGCTGGTGCACACCATGACGAACGGCAGCGGGCAGGTTCTCGGGTACACGCAGGGTGCCACCGCTGTGACGTTCGCAACGAACGGCCTGTACCTGTGGACTGTGCCGACCGGGGTGAACTCCCTGCGGGTGCAGGCATGGGGAGCGGGGTCGGGGGGGTCGGGGGGGACAGCCACCCAGGGCGGTGAGGGCGGCGGCGGCGGGGAGTACTCGGAAGAGCCGCTGTACGGGGTGAATCCCGGCACTGTTTACGTGATCAATGTGGGTCAGGGCGGTGCGGGGGCGATCACCGGGCAGTCCGGCAATGACGGCGGGGACACCTCGTTCGCGCCGAACGGGTTCGGCGGGACTACCGTGCTCGCGAACGGGGCGACGGGCGGGTCCGCGTTCACCGGCGGTCCTGGCGGCACAGGGTCCAGTAACACGATTCATTTCGACGGCGGTAACGGGGCGAACGGGTCGGGCCTGTTCGGCGGTAACGGCGGCGGTTCCTCAGGCGGCACCACGAACCAGGGTAATCCTGGTGTCCAGTCTGCTGGTAACGCCGGCGGGTCGGGGGGTGCCGCACCGCTGAACGGGGGGGTCGGCGGCGGCGGCGGTGCATCTGACCTGAACGGCATCGGCGGCGGCGGGCCGGGCGGCGGCGGGGGCGGTGCGGGCGCTGCGGTGGTCAACTCGCATACGAAAACGTATGTTACGACTGGCACCTGGTCGTATTTCGGTGCGGATTCGCTGGCCCCGAACCAGCTGCGGCAGCATGGCGGCGGCATGTACACCGGGTTCCAGAACCTGGGCAGTTTCGGGACGCTGGCTGCAGGAAACCAGTTCGCTTATTTCCTGCTGCCGTTCGCGACGATCCAGTCTGACCTGGCCGGGGTGACGGTCACGTCCGTGTCGGTTGTCATGAAGTCCGTGTCGGTGGCGATCGGGAAGATCCTGCATTCTCAGGTGTCCTACTCGAACGCGGGCGCGTTCGGTGCGGTGGCCCCGACGGGGGTCACGTCGGTGCAGGTGACGATCAGCCCGTTCACGGTCGGGAAGGTCACCACGATCAACGTGGGCCGGAACGGGAACATCGGGACGGCGCTTCAGAACGGGAACGCGAAGTCGATGAAGGTCGGCCCGATCCCGTCGTCGCTGCTTACTAACCAGGCGTACTGGGGGACGTTCGACTCGGGTGAGGCGGGCGAGTCACCGCGCATCGTGGTGAACTATTACACGGGTTCCGCTGTGGTCACTGCGGGCAACGGCGCGGACGGGCAGGTCATCCTTTCCTATAACCCGTCGGTGCCGACACTGAACCTGGCTATCGCGTCGGTGTCTTCCACGGATGCGTACGGGTACACGTTCGGCCCGGGGTTCACCGGGGGGCAGTTCAACCTGGTGGGGTCCGCTGTGCCGCCGTCCGCGAACGCGGGCACGTCGTCGCTGTCAGCGAACCTTGCGGGCACTCCCCTGGTGAGTCTCCCGTCGGGGTACTCGGGGCTGCTCGGGTCCGCGCAGGTGGACACGACACCGCATACGGTGACGCAGGCGGCGCAGGCGCAGCTGACTAATCTCTGGAACATCCAGGCGGGTGACCCGCAGGTCAACACTGTGTACCGGCTTACCGCATCGGGGTACGGCACGTGGGGGTCAACGCAGCAGACTCTCCAGTCGATCGGCTGCATTGACCTGGGGAACGTGACCGGCGGCGGCGGGGTGGGACGGATCGCGGCTACCGCGTTCGCGATAAGCACCCCGGTGTGCTGGCGTGCGGTGTTCGAGATCACGGTGGTGACAACGGGCACGGGCGGGACGGTGATCCCGACGCTGACTTTCTGGATTTCCGCGAACGCTGCGGGTATCAGCCCGGGGACAGCTGCGGTGAACTCGATCGTGGTTGTCACGGGACCGAATAACACGCTGACAACTTTTAATACAACAATTAGTCACACTATGGAAATCGAGTCGCTGTGGGGCAGCACTACGGGTGCCCCGACGATTACGTGCCTTACGTCGTCGTTTGAGCGGCTCGGAGCTTGATCAAGGGGAGATGTGTGGCGGATGATGAACTGCAGTTGGAAGCTCGGGCGCGGGAGAAGTGAGCTGTGCCCGATTCTGCACTCCTCAGAATTCTCTCAAGCGCTGGGGTGGCCGGGGTGTTCTGCATCCTGTTCATCCTCGGGCTCGTCTTCCCGCGTGCAGTTGTCACTGACCTGAAGGAAGAGAATAGGGAACTGAAGGCTGATCGTGACAGCCAGCGGGAACGTGCCGACGCCGCTATCGCGGCAATGCAGGCCACACGTGATGTGATGGCTGCTATCCAGGCAGGAATCCAGATGGCACATGATCAGGATTTGCGGGTAAATGAGAAACGCGGGCATCCGTCGCTGGAGGGTCCGCCGTGAACTGGCACCTGTTTCCGTGGCCTCGGCGTGCTGAACGTAAGCAGCGCATCAAGGAGGCGAGGGCAGGTGCTGTGAGGTCCCGCCGTCAGGCTGAGGACGCGGCTCACCTTCAGCGGGACGTAAGACGGATCGCTTACGAGGAGAACCACTGGGCTGCCAGGGTCGCCGGCCAGCTCCACCCAAAATGATAAACAACTCCATTCAGGGGGGATGAGGATCACATGTTTTTCCGCAGGGTCACCTGGCGGGTGTGGGCCGGGGTCGCGGTCGTTCTCGTTTCTTACGTTGTCCTGGGACTGTGGTTCCGGAATGACGGCGTGTTCGAGGAGCAGCTGTACAGGTGGGGGCTTGTGTCCCTCACGTTCTCCCCTGTCATCCTTCTGGGCGGTTACACCGTAACCGGGAACAAATGGTGGCGGAACGCCGTGGGTACGTCACTGGGACTGCTTGCGTTCGGCATCACCTGGATGGCGTGGCCGCTCGCGTGGACGTTCCTGTTCTGGAACGGGATGCTCCGGCCGGGATGGGTTGCCTGGACTGAGGTGTCCGGCCCTGCGGTGATTTCCCTGGCAGCACTGTGGTTCACCGAGGTGAACATACACCTGGACTTTAACGACAAGAAGAAGATCAACAGGATGCCTGACGACAGCGGAGGCGTGTGAATGAGGTCGCAGCTCATACCCAGAAGGTAGCCCATTCGTACTGGGTGTCCTATCCGGCTCATCCAGCTCGTAGGGATGATCCCCATTACAAGGACTTCGAGGAGTACCGGCGCAAGACGCATGACACTGCCAAGTGCAGTGTCGGGGAGCACCGCAATGACTTCTCCGAATGCCACGGGGTCCTTGAACTTCATCATGCTCATGTTGAGTTCAGTCTTCAGAACGGGGTGGACCTGGCATGGCTGGAGAAGGATTATCCGGGTATATCTGACCCGGATAACGTCGGCGCATGGGTAGAAAGCGCCGACAACCTGATCTGGCTGTGCGAGAGTCACCATCGCGGTCCTGGCGGGGTGCACACCAGCACAGCCAGCGACTACGAAGCTGAAAAATATGTGCGGGGGCTCATCAAAGGAGAACAGTGATGTTTTATCTCGCCGGGGTTGTTGCGTTCGTGCTGTCAATCATCTTCTACGCCTGGCACCTGGGACACGACGTGTGGACGTGGACTCTGTTCATGCTGATCGGGTTCCTGTGCATGGCACTCGCGGGAAGGTACCCGAGCGCGTGAAAGAACCGCATTTCGGGTGGACGCGTCTCGGCCACCCGGTGCATACGCGTACCGTCGATCATCTGCCGTCCGGCACTTTCATGCAGCGTGTCAACAAGCAGGTTGCCATCGCGGTCACCCGTGTTGTGGGGTCGATGTGGTGCGCTTACGCGTTCGCACTGCTCGCTTTCACCAGCCTCCCTGCTGTTATCGCCACCGCATTTCATGTGCACTGGTTCCCGCAGTGGCTGATCCAGGCTGGGCTTATCGCACTGGTCGCGTGGATCGCGCAGACTTTCCTGCAGCTCGTCTTGCTTTCCGTCATTATGGTCGGTCAGAATGTGCAGCAGGAAGCCAGTGATGTGCGGGCAGTGAAAACGTTCGAGGATTCGGAGATTGTCGTTGACAGGCTGAACCTGGACACTGAAGGAGGCATAGCGATCTTGAATGAGAAACTGGACAGGCTCCTGGCTGCTGCGGGAAAGGTTAAAACTAGATGAGCATCATCATGTTCGACTCGGCAACGAACAGCGAGTTCCCCGGCAACGCCCAGGCTGTCGCCGGCTATGTTGACGGCGGCATTCAGGATCAGCCGAACTTTCAGTGGCTGGTGAACAATTTCACTCATGCTTATCATCTGTCGATCGCACTGAACCCTGCTCATGATGCGTACTGCTTGGACATTGAGAACGGCGCGGCGACTCCCCAGTCAGCTGCCGCCTGGTATGCCCGGCAGAAAGCACGGGGCATACCCCGCCCGTGCCTGTATGCGTCCGCGAGCGTGATGGAATCTGACATTTTGCCGATTCTCAAGGAAGCCGGGTTCCCCCGGGGTGAGGTGCGCTTGTGGAGCGCCCATTACGGGCAGGGGCAGCATATCTGCGGGCCGCATTCTTGCGGGCTGATGAGCGTTAACGCGGACGGCACGCAATGGACGAGCACAGCACTGGGCAGGAACCTTGACCAGTCGATCCTGAATGATGATTTCTTCTCCCCGCCATGGCCGGTGTTCCCGGGTGACACGGGTCCTGCGGTGCTGACTTTGCAGCAGAGGATCAACGCCTGGCATATCGGTCCTGCGCTGGTCCCGGACGGAGATTGGGGGCCGAAGACGTCCATTGCGGTGACGATGGCTCAGCAGCTCCTGGGCCTGCCTGTAGCACCCGTCGTGGACGAGGTGCTGTGGCAGGATCTGGCGGTTCAGCCTCCGTCAGATCCTACGTATGGGCCGCCTACGAACCTCAGGGCACGAGGCGGGCACACGAGCGTGCTGCTGAGCTGGAAGCCGCCGGGAACCGAGGGGCTGCCTGCCCCGGCGGAGTACATCGTGGAAATTTACGATGAGACGACCGGGAAAATGGTGTCGTCCTATCCCAGGAAAGTCGTTGCGACTTCTTTCCAGGGCGGTTCCCTGGAGCAGGGCAAAGCTTTTATCGCTCATGTGGTCGCGTCTGGTCCTCACGGGACGCAGATCCGGCCGCACACTTACGCAAGCGTCAAATTCGAGACGGCTTAGTGTGACAGCTGAGGGGGCATTCAAAATTGCCGTCGCGGCTGGCTGCAGCTATGAAGTGTTCGCTCTGGGTACTAGGCGAACTCCGACTATCTCGCGTATCTGTCGGAGACATCGCTGGCTGGAATGCGCGATGCTGACAGCGTTTCTTATCCATCTGCATCGCGCATCCACCGAACCGGCCACACCCTACCGCACCTAGCCGTGCCTGGACGGAACTTGCCATGCCATACCTGCGTCACCGTACCTAGTTGCATTGACATTCTACAGCAAGGAGATGTGTGCCTGACCTGAAGTTCGGAAGGCTCCCGGGGAGTATCCCGGTCGGCCTGCGCTTCCTTGATTTTTACCGGGCCGGCACTCTCCCGCAGGCCCCGCCGAAAGTGGACGTTCCCGTAGTGCCGGCGCAGTCGGACGGCACCCCGTGGGGAATGCTCGGGAATGACAGTTACGGTGACTGCGGTGTCGCGGGAATTGATCACGGATTCATGGTTGCCGCATCGGTAACCGGCGAAACTGAGTCTTTCCCGTCATCCGATGAGGTCGTCCAGTATTACTTGGGGTACACCGGCGGGCAGGACACTGGCGTTGTCCTTTCCGATTTCCTAGGTTACGTTCATCAGAATGGTTTTTTTGGTCATTCCGTTGCTGCTTACGCGCCGGTGGCCGTGCATGACATCCCGACACTGCATTTTGCGGTGGACGCCTATGATTTCGCGTACACCGGCATCAAGGTGACGGCTGCTATGCAGCAGGCGTACGCCAAGGGTGATTCATGGGACCTGGACGACTTGTTCTCCCAGACTGTGGGCGGGCACTGCGTTCCAGTAGTTGGGTACGACTCTAAGTATCTTTACTGCATCACCTGGGGGAAGGTCCAGCCGATTACTTATGCGTGCTGGCATTACATCTCGGATGAGGCATGGGCTGTCATTCCCGGTGAGATTGTGTCTAAGGGTGATGATGGCCGTGGTATTAACCTGGCTGCCTTGCAGGCTGACCTGGGCGCTCTGACATCATAAGGAGATGTCATGTCCTTTATTGAGAAACTGTGGCGTTATGAGCCAGCTATTCTGGCGTGGGCTCTGAACGGGGGGCTGGCTGTTCTCCTCGGGAATGTGTTTCACATTTCGAGCACTCAGGAAGCCGCTGTCACGACTGTTCTGACGGCTGTGACGGTGATTTTCACTGCTGTTACTACGAAGCCGGTTGAGGTGTCGGTGCTGGTGGGCGGGGTGTCGACTATCGCGGTTGCTGCTGCTGCGTTCGGGTTGCATCTGAGTGCGGCGGAGATCGGTGCCGGTGCTGCTATCCTGTCTGGTGTCTTGGGACTGGTTTTCCGGGCGAACGTGAGCCCGTCGGCGGGTGTCCGGCCTGCGTAATTCCCCCTGCACAAGAAGAGGCTCGTCCCCGTGGAGAGGGGGACGAGCCTCTTCTGTTTTACCGGCCGTACGTGACCATACCCGGCCTCACCGAGCCATGCCGTGCCTGCCATGCCAAACCCAGCATTACTGTGCCGGACCTAACGAAGCCATACCTGCGTTGCCGGACATCAACTTGCGAAACCAGTCCAAGCCGTGCCTTGCCTGCCCTGCCGTGCCCTGCCGTACTGTGCCGCGCCGTACCGTGCCTGCCGCGCCTAACCATTCCTGACCATTCCTGGACAAGCCTCACCTGCCGTGCGAAGCCATTCCTGACGTCACGATGCCACGCCTCACCTGCCGTACCCAGCCAGACCGTACGACGCCGTACCGCACCTCACCATGCCGTGCCAGACCTGCCGAACCCGACGAAACCACGCCTGCGTTGCCGGACCTCACCCGACCGAACCGGGCCTTGCCTTGCCTGCCATGCCGCGCCGTACCCTGCGTAACCGCACCATGCCTGCCCTGCCCTGCCAAGCGATACCCCGCACCGCCTTGCCTGACCTGCCGCACCTAACCATGCACTACCACGCGAAAACCCGCCCCGCCTTACCTGCCACGCCACACCTAGCCGCACCTTGCCAGACCTGTCCGAGCCGCACCTGCCGTACCCGACCTGTCCTGACCACACCCTGCCGAGCCTAACCTGCCGGACCAGACCTCGCATTACCCTTCCATACCTCGCCTTGCTTCACCTGCCGTACCTTGACCTACCCTGACTGACCTTGCCCAGCCTTACCTGCCGTACCGGACCTTGCCGCGCCCAGCCGCACCATGCCCAGCCGCACCTGACCTGCCGTGCCTGACCTGAACCCTCCGGGCCAATCCTTGCCTTACCTGCCGTACCTTGACTTACCCTGACTGACCTCACCCAGCGTTACCACACCTGCCGAACCGAACCGGACCCGACCACGCCGTACCTAGCCAGACCCCGCGCTATCACGCCGAGCCGTACCTGCCGTACCTGAGAGATGAGAGGGGGACAACCTGAAGGTCATCCCCCTCCTCTCTGATCTACTTGACTTAGTCGGCCTCATCGGTCGGCTCAGTCACCTGGACGACACCCCGCACGATGTCCACGAATTCGGACAGGTGCTGGTATCTTGCCCACAGTGCCCGCCACTCGCGCTCCGCCTGCCTCAGCAGGATTTGCGAGGCGATCGGGTCCTGAACGATTTCGGACAAAGGGTTGTAAACCGTCCGATTGTCGTCCTGGGTCGCGTGGAAAAACCGGACCTTGCCCTGCTCGCCAGTCGGCCGCACATACGGCTCCTTGACGATCTTGACCAGCCGCCGCGCCTGGTTGAGACGGTACTGGTGGGCTGCTTCCGAGTCATCCCACTCGAACTGACTATGGATCGCGCTGGACTCGGAGGTGGCTGCGGCGACGATCGTCTCCGCCGTCAGCTCGCCGTACTCTGCCCTGATCCGCAGCAGCTCATCGCGAAGGTTGCTGATCTTCTCGGTGGGCTCGCTCACTTGACGGTCACCTTGTCGGCGGCTTCCAGTGCGTCGATCCACGCCTTGGCCTGCTCGGAGTCGCGGCTCTCATCGATGGTGTAGGTGCCGAACTCGCCCCGGTGCTCGGGACGCCATTCGCCTACGCCGACACCGAAACCGCCGGCGTCGATGAGGGACAGGACGGATTCCTTCGACAGCAGTGAGCTGACGTAGGTGACTTCCAGGACTGTGCTCCAGTCGGTGAACTCGGCACGGTAGCGGAGGTCAGCGGGGCGGCCTGCGCCGGCGAGGCGCACGTAGTCCTCGCGGATGTGCGGGGTTCCGTTGACCACGGCGAGCTGCTGGCCTTCCTCGGGGAAGAAGCGGCCCTTCATGAAGATGAACTGGCGCAGCTCGGTCATCTTGACGTCCTTGCCGTAGAAGCGGGCGGCGGACACGGTGGCTGCCTTGAAGCCGGTGACGGGGAAGCCGTAGAGCTGCTTGCCGGTGCCGTCAAGGCCGGTGTACATGCTGTCGAGGTACTCGCGCTCGGGGTCGCGGAGCTTCTTGGGGGACTTGCGTCCCTGCTGGGCGTCAAGCATCTGCTGCTTGGCTTTGGTGCTGAACTTGCTCACGATGAGGGGTGATGTGCCGATGATGGGCACGTACATCGTGGTGGTGGGGATGCGGGAGACGACAAGGATCGGGTTGACCGGGTTGTCGGGTCCGGGGCGGGCCGCCGCTGTGCGGGCGGTGGTTGTCATTGTTCCTTCTTTCATCGGGTTCGAGGTTATGTTCTCGTGTTCCGTTCAGGCATAATTATATACCCGCCATACGTCAACGTCAAGTCTTTCGTCAACGCTAGCGGGGGTGCTCCTGCCAGGAGTCGGACCTGGGACCAGCTCTTAGGAGGAGCCGGAATACATCCGGTATCAGGAGCATAGGGGAAGCCCCCGCCTCGCAACGGCACATCCCTTAAACGGGGTGGAGGATGTCCGGGTGGCGGGGGCTCCGAGACGGTAACCAGAATCGAACTGGTGTATCACGCTTTGCAGGCGTGCGCCTGAGCCTCTCGGCCATACCGTCATGTTCCGGGGGCAGGGATGTCCTGTACCCGGGTCAGCTTGCCGCATGCGTCGCATCGCAGCCAGGTGCACTGCACGTTAGGGCAGTGCACCTTGAGCTTGGGGCTTCCGCAGTGCAGGCAGGTCATCGGGATCGTGTCAGGCAAGGTTAGTGGCCTCCGTGGGCGCACATTGAGCAGTTGCCGTCCAGGCAGGCCCGGCAGCGGCACTTTTTATCACAGAGGATATCGTGCGGTGCTCTCATCTGTCTCCTCAGACTCTTCCGTTGACTGTCTGGTAAAGGCCGGTCTTGTCAGGGGGGACGATACGGAACCCGCCAACGTCGACTGCGGGGTCCGTGCCGCTTCTCTTGACTAGTCTGTACGGCTGGCCGTTCTTGGGGCACATAGGGTCGTTTGGGGTGGTGGAGATGTTGCCGTCAGCCTGGTCGAGCCACAGGCCGGTGGTGTCGAAGCAGGCGAAGAACTCGGTCACGACTGACGGGGGTGTTTCGACGCGCCACCAGTGGAGCACGATGTCGTAGGTGGGGTTGCCGCTGTCATGGTTGGTGGTGGAGCAGCCGGCCATGGCCAGGCATGCTATGGCGGCTGCGATGATCGCGCCGGTGATGCGTTTCATTTCTCTCTTCTCTTTTCTTGTGGGTGCTCCCGGCAGGAGTCGAACCTGCTGTCTCCAGCTCCGGAGGCTGGCGTATCGTCCGGTCTACTTCGGAAGCAACAGGCCGTCAGGTGCGCTTTACTTCAGTCTGCCATCCGCTGGCAAGCTGTTCCCAGTCACCCTGACGGGTCCAGCCGGCTGACGCGAACGCTATTTCCGCTGATGCCAGAAGACTGTCAGTGCTGATGAAGTCTTCGAACAGGACACGCTCATCTTCATTCATGATGATCACCGTGCCTCGTCGGGTACTCGCGTATGCCCAGTTACTCATCGAGCAGTCCGGTGAACCCGCTGGTGATCATCTCATCGCGGAGATGGTCCCCGTATCCGGTGATCATGGCGTCGGGGGCGATGGTGATGCCGGCGAGCTGCGCGAATTCTTCCAGGCTGATCATGCCGTCGAGCGGGTCGCCGTGGTAGAACTCGGCGATGTCGGCGATGAATTCGTCTTCGTCTTTGTGGTACCAGTGTTCGGTTTTGTATTGGCGGAGTTCACCGCAGCCGTGCCGGTAGCGGGCGTAGTAGTAGTCGCCGTTGTCGCTCCACAGGTTCCATTGGGAGGGGCAGGCCATGCAGGTCTGTACCGCCCGGGTGATGGTGATCATTGTCCCCCTCCTTTACTCTCTACTGTTCTTTACTGATTTCTACTGGAGAGATTTTCCCGGTCTCTACCCATGTTTTGTACTGTTTCCAGGTCCAGCCGAGGTACTGCCAGAGTTCCTGGTTACCGCCAGCACCATTGTGCCAGGCGTTGATCAGGTCGTCTATGTTGTCAGGCTCCTGCATATGCTGCGCCGGTCATTACGCAGAGCATCAGCATGGCTGTTACCCGACGGCGGATTTTCGGCTTGTCGGCGGGCTTGCGGGGTTCGAAGGAGCTGTCACTGGTCATCCAGGCGTAGCCGAGGAGGAACAGTCCTGCGAGACCGATGGTCATGAGGATGACTGCTGCTGTCTTCATTGTGTTTCTCCTTTTCTTTTTGTGCCGGGACCAGGACTTGAACCTGGGTAGCATACGCGACGCAGTTCATCCCTGGAAGCGCACGTCGGCGTTGCTGAGTGCTGCGCGGACAGCGGCGGTTTCAGTTTCTCCGTATCCGACACCTATCGGAGCACTACTGCCCTGATTTATGTACACCGCCGCATAGAACCCGGCGTCAAGGGAACGTTCAACTACGCCGCCGGGGCTACCAGGCACTTCCGGCAATTCTAGAGGGACGGTTACTATCTGATACCCGCCATTGCGGGTTGCGTATTTACCCACGTGCCAGAGGAGGGATTCGAACCCCCACTGCCGAAGCCACGCCTTTACAGGGCGCTGAGCGACCGATTGCTCAACTCTGGCTAGTCAATACTTGGGGCGAATAACGAGGATCGAACTCGTATGTCTGGAGCCACAGTCCAGCGCTCTCCCATTGAGCTATATCCGCCATGCGCCAGCAGATTCCCGTCGGGGGGACGGGTGGACCGCTGGCCTGTTCCAGTTCTAGCCTAGGGGGATTGGTGCGTTCATCACGTCCCCCGGGATCGCCCCGGAGGTACCCCAGTGGTGCGACAGTTACAGTGACAGTACCTCTACTACGCGTGGCCGGCCAGAGATTTGAACTCTGAACCTCCGCTGTGTGAAAGCGTTGCTCCGCCAGGTTGAGCTAACCGGCCTTAGTGTTACTCGTCTCTGTAGTCGATGTGGGGGAGTCCCGCGACGACCATCGCACCGCAGAACCCGCAATGATACTGCCCGAGGGGTGCCCCGGCAAGCTGCTGGGGGTCCCACGGCCATGGGCATGGTTCGCCTGCCTCATTCTGGGGCGGGTCAAGTTCGGGGTGTTCCCGGCAGTCGATGTGTATCGCATCCTCGGGGAGGATGTCTCTCCATGTTGTCATGGGGTGCTCGTCAATCTGAGTTTCAGTTCTATTTTCCGGGGGATCTGCCAGCCGAGATCAGCGAGACGGTTCACTGACGATCGGACCATGCCGGAACCTTGCCCGGAGGTGACCAGGTTCATCAGTGCCAGGTTCACGTCACCTTCGTAATCCTGGTAGGTGATCATGTACGGGGCGAGGTTCATGAGGATCACTGCTGCGGCTGCGCCGGTGATGGCCCACCTGGTGGTTTCGGGCATCTGCCAGGAGGGTTCCTGATCGACGTGGATGTGGGATTCCGGGCAGTGTTCCTTGCAGCCACGGCGGAGGAAGTCCGACGGGCCCATGGCTTCCTTGATTTCCGGGCTGGTGCCGGTGAGGAGACTCAGCCGGCGGGCGATGCGACGGTCTTTGGTGTCCACCCGGAGAACGATCTGCGGTGTTCTCCGTTTGGCGTTGTGTTTCCGGATGACTGCGCCTTTAGCGTCGATGATGGCTGCCATCCAGCCGAGATCACCGGGGCTGATCCTCATTCTTTCCTCTTTCACGTACGCCCAGAGAGACTTGAACTCCCGACACGCGGCTCCGTAGGCCGCTGCTCTATCCGCTGAGCTATGGGCGCTGGTCCTGAGACGGCTGACCGGGGAACCTCTCAGGTTGTCCTGCTTTGCGACCGCCGTGCAGGCAACGGCAGGGCTGCTGCCTCTCTTTTCCCGGACTGACGCGTAGCCTTGACCGGATTCGAACCGGCGATCTCCTGCTTGAGAGGCAGACGAGCACTCCAGGCTGCTCTGCAAGGCCGTTGGCGGGACCGGCACACCAGGATAAAGGTGTGGACCTGCGGCTGTTATGCCGGTCCTGTGGGCGTACCAGGGATTGAACCTGGGATCTTCTGCGCGTCATGCAGCTGCTCTCCCGCTGAGCTACACGCCCGTGATAGTTAGTTCACTGTAACTGTTGCGCCTGCCTGGCGCAGTCGTGCGGCCACGTCTCGTACCCGCCAGGCAGGACCGGCCAGGATGTTCACAGGTGCACTGTTCGTCATGTTTTTCGCGTCGATCAGCTTGACGCCGGTTGCGTCACGGATCTCCTTGATCACCGCGATCTTCTTGTCCCCGGGATCTTCCAGTCGCAGCATCAGGGTGTCACTGGATGCGCCGAGCTTGAGCGCGAGTATTTCCATGAACCTGGAAAGTTCCAGTTCGTTCATCCCGGCGATGATGTCAGCGAGATCCTCATGGGTGAGCATCAGGCTGTCGAACGACAGCGGGTGCGCGGCAAAGCTGGACAGGGGCTGGAAGGGTGCCGGCCCTGAGGGTCCCACGGTTATCATCTTCTCTCTTCTATGGGTGCGGCGGTCATATCCCCGGCACTTCGAGGGAGATCAGGCCCGGTTACCGGAGACGGGCAGGCTACGCCGCCTAGCTTGTTCTGCGCGAGACGTGTCGGATTCGAACCGGCACCTTCCACCGTGACAGGGTGGTGCACTGACCGTTGTGCTAACGTCCCAATGTGTGACCAAGTATCGCCCTTCCGGATGTGCTGTACTGTGCGCATTCCGATTCCGTAGCGAATGCTCAGCGTCCGGCTAGGTTCTACCGATTCTCTTATTTGTCTTGCTTCTTCTTCGGTGAGCTTGGCGCAGCCATTACGTGAACCTTTGGCGTGCTCACCAGCTGACTTCAGTTTGTGGCATTCCTGGCATAGTGTCCGGCATTTTGCTAGTTCCGCTTCTCGTCTTTCCTTCCTCCATGACCAGACACGGTGCGTTACTTTCATCGTCGGGTCACGGTGATCTAGTTCCAGATTCTTCGTGGACCCGCATTCTTCACAGATTTTGCCTTCAAACCAGGCCGCCCGTCTGGCGGCCATCCACTGACGCGCATACTCGCGTTGCAGCTCCGGTGTCGGCATCGGCATAGCGACATCGTATCACCTGAACTTGCGGCCCATACCGGGCTCGAACCGGCGGCCTCCGCCGTGACAGGGCGGCGCTCTGACCAACTGAGCTAATGGACCTTGGTCTGTTAGTGCAGGTTCATTCCGCTGAACACTCCCTGGAAGAACTTTACGAGACTGTGCACAGCGTTCGTTGCATCCTGAGGTGCCATGAGGATGAACAGCACGATCAGCGCGATCACCAGCCATTTCACTTTCATGTATCAGCATCCTATCTGTGTGCCCGCTGGCAGCCGGCCAGGCGGGCGCTGGGCAGTTCGGAGTGCGCACACAGGGACGGAACGCCTTCTAGGGGGTGGGGAAACGTTCCAGGGCAACTCACCTGTGAGCGGCTGCCGCTCTCCACCCAGGACTCGGACCTGGAACCTTCCGGTTAACAGCCGGACGCATCTGCCAATTGAGCTAGTGGAGACTGATCGGACTCCCGGTGTAGGCACCCTATGGGTTACCCGGGAGTCCTAGTGGCGGAGCCAGGATTTGAACCTGGGGCCTCCGGGTTATGAGCCCGACGAGCTACCGAACTGCTCTACTCCGCTACGTTGTTACACCCATAATCATACCAGCATCCTGCTGGTTGTCAACCTTTTATTCGTTGTCGTCTGTGCCGTCCCACGGCCACCCGGCATCCGGCATGTGCTCCCGCACCCACTCATACGACACCGGGAACTGCGCCACCCGCCGTGCCTTACGGTACGCGCCGAACCCGCCGGCGGTCCACTGGGCGAGGCTGAACAGCTTCGCGCCGAGGGACTTCTCCGCGAACCCGAACTCGGGATCTTCCGGTCCCCAGCGGACACTGTACATCCAGTCCCGGTGAACCCAGTTCAGCAACCCGAACAGGTTGTCACCGACCACGTACTCCATCAGGTAATCACGGAGAGCAACTTCTTCGATGAGGACGGCGCTGCCGTCCTTGCCGTGCACAAGCTGTGCGATGTTGAACTTCATCATCTTTCTTTCTTCAGTGGGCCAGGTGCGGCTTGAACGCACGACCAGCACCTTATAAGGATGCCACTCTTACCAGCTGAGTTACTGGCCCGTGTTCACCTGGACTGACCGCAGCGCTGGCAGGTTATCTTCCTCGGATTTTCCTCAGAGGTGCCCCACTGATGCACAGTCTGGTAGTCGTAGTCGAAGTCACCGCACTTATTGCAGACACGGCTGCGTGACTGGTTGCAGGTCTGGGTCCAGCTGTTCCACGGACCCCACGCGTGATCACACGATGCCATCAGGTTTCCTTTCCGTACCGGCACCTGGTGCTGACCCAGGCGTCTCCCCGTTATGAGCGGGGTGCTTTGACCGCTAAGCTATGCCGGCTCGCTGTCTTCTGCTGACCGCATGACATCAGCAGCGTCGCTGACTTCCTGCTCAGTGAATGCCAGGGCAGCACCGTACATTCTGTCACGCATCTGCCGGAGGCTTTCCTGAAGATCCTTGTCTGCGAGGAGTTCCCGGTCTTCCAGGTAGTTCCGGATCGTGGTGAGCCATTCCCTCTTCAGGTCTTTCAGCATCTGCTCTATCAGGTCCCCGGCCCCCGATGAGTATGCCGGGAACCAGCTGGTGATGAACCTGGATTCCCGCATGACCGCGCTGATCCGTTCCTCCGCTGCCGGCATGGTGTTGATCCAGTTAACGTACTCTTCGTCACTCATCCGGGACGGGTGCACCATGATCCTTGAACGCCTTCCATACTGCTGCGATGCCGTCTTCCACGCTGTCGCACTGGACGGTCACCTTGAACTTGTGATCGTAGGTTTCCGCGCTGACCATAGCCCACTGGTCGCATGCGATGCTGCTGATCTCAGCTTCGTACTCGAAGTTGAGCCGGTAGACCACCTTGCTGAGCAGGGTGGCGTCGGTTGCGCTGAGCTGTTCTTTCGCCTCGTTCAGTACGCTGTCGGCGTCTGCGGTGGTCTTGTCGCTGTGCCGGCACATGAACGCGGACACGTGCGTGACGCCGGTGCTTTCGTTAACGGATTTCTTGAACCCGGGGATGACCCGGGCTGTCTTGTCGTTTCTTATATGTGTCATGTGACCCCATGGAGACTCGGACTCCATTCCGGAGGGTGAAAACCTCCGATCCTAACCCATAGACGATGGGGCCTAGGGCATGCCCGCCCCCAACCTCCCTGGAAAAGGACGGGCATGCTGTGCATCACAGAGGACTCGAACCCCTAACCCGCCGGGTAGAAGCCGGCCGCTCTATCCTTTGAGCTAGTGATGCTTATTTGTTTTTCTTCCCGCTGCCGTGACATGCGGGGCATTGAACTGGCCTGTCGTTGATGATGACAGCACCGGCTCCCTGGCAGCGCGGGCAGTCATCCGGCTGCGGGGGAGGCGGCGGCTGGGGAGGATTCATGGTTGAGGATTATAAAGGGTGCCCCGCCCCGGATTCGAACCGGGAATCCGCGACTTAAAAGGACGCTGCAGTGACCGATTGTGCTAGCGGGGCATGAAGTTTCCCGCTGTGTTTACTCACTGTCATACCCCTCTCTGATTATCGTTCTTGCCTTACGGTACTCATGAGGATGCCGGATCATCCACCAGCGGAACATGAGCGGACTGACGCAATGCCCTTTGGCTGCGCAGGGCGGCCAGGTGCACCCGCATTCACTGCATGAGCCGTCTGCGCGCATTACTTTCCGCCATGACTTCCTGGTAGTTGAAGTCGCAGTCGAGACAGCAGCACCAGCAGGTCACGGTATCGTGCTCCGGCAAGGTGAGCTGCGCTAGCTCGTGGAGGCTTTGGGCGTCGATGGCGTCCACGTGGCAGCTCCTTCGGTATCACTGCAAGTTCAGTACCCGGCTTATCCACGACTGGCTCCAGAAGAGTTGTTTCCCAGTCTGACATGCTTCTCCTGCTTCCCTTATCAACTGCACTGAATTTCACGTAGGTGACCAAGGAGTTGAACCTTGCACTACGGTCTTATCAGGACCGCCTCTTCAACCGGCTGAGTCGTCACCCGCAGATCGCAGAGGTCCCGACCCCCAGCGCTCACGCGCCCAGCCGGGTTCAAGCCGGCGGCTACCCCTGGCAGCTTTACGATCCATTGACATTATAGAGGAAGATCGGTGATTTGAACACCATCCTTTTGAGGGGACGCATCGCTTTCGGGGCGAGCCCGGCACGCCTGTCCGGTTGACCTTCCGCAGGAGAGATCCCCTAACCCTAGATCCCTCACCGTAATCAGTTAGCGCAGAGTAGTAACATTGCATGGTAACCCCGTTGTGCGAGGGTTGCGTGATGCTGATGTGACTGGGCTGAATTGTAAGCTGAACGCTGC